ACAAAATAATAACCTAAGCTAATAAAATAATGTGAGCTCCTTCGGGAGCTCACAATAATTAGGAGAAAATATGAGTCCAACAGGTGTAAAACAGTTCTATACAGGAGCTAGCGCAACACTCAAAGTCTTAATAGGAGGAGTGGCAACAGCGGTAGATGGCGTTTGCTATTTAAAAGGTGTAACTATCAATCCAAGTGGTACAACGTGCCATGTGAAAATTTATAGTGGTAGCGCAGCTACAGCAGCTAATCTAATCTATGAACAGAAATTATCTGATGAAGAGGTTTATCAAGAATATATCTCAGCTAATGGTATTAGAAGTGCCGGTGGAATGTATATTGATTTGACAGCAGCAACGACTTCTGTAGCAATTATCTGGCAATAGGAGGATAGATGGCAACATCTACTACAGTCGCATTTAATTTGTCGATTGAAGAAATCATTGAAGATGCATTTGAACGATGCGGAGGTCAGGCCCGTGCGGGTTATGATCTTAAAAGCGCAAGACGTTCATTAAATCTATTATTTTCGGAATGGGGCAATCGAGGATTGCACTATTGGGAAGTAGATAATAAGAGTATCAAATTAAACGAAGATCAAAATGTTTATGATATTTATCAAGACGCTACGGCTAGAGGTACGACTACAGCTAATGGAGCTCTTGTTGATGATTCTTCGACTGACTATTTATATAATGCGACCGATATACTAGAAACTACTTATAGAAATCAGTTAACCACTCCAACGGATGTTTCAATGAGTAAAATTGATCGTTCAACGTATCAAGCTTTAGCTAATAAAAAGTCTACTGGAACTCCTTCACAATATTTTGTGCAACGATTTTCAAACAAAACAAGAATTACACTTTATTTAACTCCGAGTTCTTCTACTAATAACTATTTAAATTTTTATTATGTTAAAAGAATTCAGGATTCAGGAGCCTACCTTAATGATCCTGACGCACCCTACAGATTTTTACCTGCGATGACTTCAGGTCTGGCTTTTTATTTAAGTCAGAAAGTTGCACCGGATAGAACACAAGCTTTAAAATTATTTTACGAAGATGAATTTGCACGAGCTTTGGCAGAAGATGGGTCTTCAACGAGCTCTTTTATAACTCCCAAAGCTTATTATCCAGCAACAGGTTAATTATGGGAAAATTTGCATCAGGTTCAAAAGCAATAGCCATTTCAGATCGAAGCGGAATGAAATTTCCGTACACGGAAATGGTTAAAGAATGGAATGGGATGTGGGTTCATTACAGTGAATTTGAACCTAAACAACCTCAATTGGATCTAGCGGTTATTGGTCCTGATGGAATTGCTTTAGAAAATCCACGTCCACCTCAAAGAGCCACTCCTAAAGTTCCAGTTTTACTTCCTAAAAATCCTTTTACGACTTATGCCTTAGGTTCAAGTGTTCTATTTGTTCATTCACCTAATCATCGAAGAAATACTTCAACGATTGTAAGATTTAGAGGAACTCCTTATGTTCAATCTACGACTAATAAATTTGATACGAATAAAGACTTTGATGGAATTACCGGCGCTAATATTTGTAAGGCAGCGGGTTATACCATTACGGTTGGAAGATATACCACAGTTACGACTACTTTAAACGGAGCTATTATAAGTAAAACAGACACAACGGGCATTACTTTAACAGACGGAAGTTCATTTAGAACTACAGGCAATCGAACACATCAAATTGCATTGGTTGACAATGAGATGATTAAATATACTACTATTACTGATAATGTTTTAGGAGAAGTATCTCCGGAAGCCACTAAGATTAATCCGGAAGTCGTAGAACGAGGCGCTTATGGGACAACAAAAGCTACTCATTTAACGGGAGCAACTGTTAGAAATTTAATTGATCCTACCGATTGGTTTTATTTTACAGTGGATACTGATACTGCTACAGTAGGAAATAAACAAGGAGGCGGGTTTCCAGTTTCAGCTGGACCTGTTACAATTACACCATGACGTATGACCAATTAGTTACCAAAATTAGAGATTACACTGAAGTAGATTCAACTGTTTTTAGTTCAACCATTGTTAATGGATTTATTGAAGATGCTGAATTTAGAATTTTAACCGATGTTGATCTTGATGTTTTTAGAAGAAACGATTATTCAACCCTCACTGTAGGGAATGAATTTTTATCGTTGCCTGTTGGCATTTTATTGATAAGATGGGTAGAAACTTATTTGGCTGCTGATCCTCAGGCTCGAACACTTTTAATGCAAAAGGATTGTTCTTTTATTGATGAATATACAGGAACTCGGGTTACTACCGGCACCCCTAAATATTATGGGTGGTGGGATGAAACAAAATTGTTATTGGGTCCAACTCCGGATACAGCCTTGAAAGTGGAAGTAGCCTATGTTAAAAGACCTAACACATCGGATGGAACTAAATTAGATTCATCTAACACGACTACGTATTTGAGCATGAATGCTCCAAATGCGCTTTTGTATGCCACTCTGGTTGAAGCATGCACGTTTCTTAAGGACCAGCCATTATTACAAACATACGAAGGTCGATACAATCAAGCTTTGACAGGCTTAGGTATCGAACAACAAGGACGAAGACGAAGGGACGAATATGTGGACGGAGAAATTAGACAAAAATTACGATCTGTTCCACCGAGTCCATAATTATATAAGGAGAAAATATGGCAAATACAGTATGTACTAGTTTTAAAGAAGAACTCATGTCCGGTGAGCAAAATTTAGCTAACGGCGGAGGCACATTTAAACTTGCTCTGTACTCAAGTTCATCTTCAATTAATTCTGCAGCAACAGCTATTTACACGACTTCGGATGAAGTCGCGAATAGTGGAACGTATGCAGCAGGAGGAGGAACGCTAGCGGGTCAGGCCGTAAGTACGTCTGGAACAACAGCGCTCTGTGATTTTGATGATCTTGAATTTACAAGCGCAACTATTAATGCACGGTATGCATTGATCTATTTAGATGGCACACCGACAAAAGCTGTTTGCATTTTAGACTTTAGTACAGATCAGATTTCAACAGCGGGAACGTTTAAGATTGACTTCCCAGTATCTGGTGCAAGTACGTCTATTATTCGAGTAGCGTAAGGAGATTAAATGGCGTTTGTAACGAACGATCGGGTTAAAGCAACCTCGACGACTGCAGGCACTATCAGTATGGTAGTGAGCGGAACTCTTGGAGGTTTTGTAACTTTCAATGATGGAATTGGTAATACCAATACTACTTACTATACTATTGTCGGAGAAGATGTTTCGACTGAATGGGAAGTAGGCATTGGTGTATACACGCATAGTGGTACGTCATTATCTAGAGACACTATTATTAATAGTAGCACTGGATCTAAGGTTGATTTTTCAGCCGGCACTAAAGTAGTTTTCTGCACTTTGCCAGCAGAAAAAGCTTTAATGAAAGACAGTTCGGATGACGTCGTTTTTGGAGATGGTAGTGATCCAGCATTAGCTACTAAAGGATTTGCTTTGGCCGTAGCCATAGCATTATAAGGAGAAACATATGGCTCAAAATTTTCGAAGATATACTTCAAACGCAGTAGGCACAGGAGCAACGGTTGTTTTTAGCCCTAATTCCTACGATGCGATTGTTGGTATTTCTTTATCGAATATACTTTCCACAGCCATCACTGTAAGTTGTTATATCAACGATGGATCTAATAACATCTATCTAGTTAAAGATGCACCCATACCAACGGGCGGCGCTTTACAAGTTTTGGACGGCGGCGCAAAATACGTTGTTCAAAATGCAGATGTGTTATCAGTTATCAGTTCGGATGCTTCTTCATGTGATGTTTGGGTAAGTGCGGTCGATGCAATTAGCACATAAGGATATTAACACATGGGATATATTGGAACTAAACCTGCAGATGCAGCTTTAACTTCAGCGGACATAGCCGATGGAGTTGTTACCGCTGCTAAACTCGCAACCGATTCTGTTGAAACAGCAAAGGTTAAAGATTTAAATGTGACGGTAGCGAAACTACCAGCGGCCGTTGATATATCGACAAAAACGGTAACTTTACCAGCCACGGTTGCTGGCTTAGGAACAGGAATAACTAACGCTCAGTTGGCAGGTTCAATTACTGATGCTAAAATTACAGGTTTATCTTCTTCAAAATTATCAGGTGTTGTACCAACAACTAATTTAGGTTCAGGTACAGCTTCTTCTTCAACAATATTATATGGAGATCAAAGTTATAAAACTGAACCGACTACAGATTTAACTGGTATAGAGGATGACGTTGCCCTGCTTGGATTCCGCGTAGCCTCTAATGGTAGTTTGGCTAAATACAATTTAGTAGACCAGACAGTTGATGACTTTCAGGATACATCGGGTGTTGATGCTGGATCGTCTACGAATGAAGTTAGGAATGCATCGAGCAAATATTATGAGGGAGAAACTACAGTTACTCCAACAGTAACTGGAGGGAACGCAATTACCGTAGATGGAGATTACACGATACATAAATTTACAAGTGGTGGAACACTAACAACTGATACCGCACAAGATTACGAGGTTCTTATAGTTGGAGGAGGCGGTGGAGGCGGAAGAAGACATGGCGGAGGTGGTGGCGCAGGAGGACTTATTTATATTGATGGTTACGCTGTTACTGCTGCAGCCCATACTGTTACCGTAGGAGATGGCGGCACAGGCTCTACTAATAGTGGAGGAGCAGGTCAAACAAATGGCCTCGATTCAGTGTTTATGAATTTAACT